AAGCCACCATCAGCTACACCCGTAGCCATAGCTTGCTCTAGTGCGGCTAAGTCTTCTTCTGTTATGTCTTGCATACCTTCCATACCACCTTCTGTGGGCATTGCTGGCATAGGCTCTCCGCCTATACGTCCATCTGCATCCATTTGAGATAGACCCATCTTAGCCTCATTACGCATGTCTTCGAAGACCTTCACACCAAAGTAACGAACGACATCTGCAGGTACAACATATTCACCTTCACTAAGTCTAGCGTCTATATCATCACGCACTTCTTCAGGTAAAGATCCCGGAGGAACTTCGTTTCCGCTTACTGGGTCTACTTCATTAGATCCACCAGTTAATGCCATTTCCATTTGTCTGCTCATTGAGTTGCTCCTTGGGGTTTCTTCTGTTGCTAGGCCGCCGATAGCGAAACCCAATTTTGTTTTTAGTTTATTCCATAAGTTAGGCTGTTCGAAGTCTTGACCATATCTTTTCATTCTACCAGCTTCTTCTTCTGCTAGTTCTGACATGACTTGTTCGGGCTTATAGCCTCTCTCTTCTAATAGAGTATTTGATAGTTCAAATATAGGAGTAATAGATTGGTATATAGACGTAACGTCTGTATCATTTAAATTGCTAACATGCCTATATCTATGTTTGTGTTGATCTTTATGTCTATGACCTCTACTTTCAAGCATAGCCTCTAGTAAAACATGTTCTACATCAGGCTGATCATAGTGTAATACAAAAGCGGCTTCTTCCCCTATTATTTTAGATGCATCCTCTTCAGGGTAGGCTAAACGTAATTCTTCTAAGCCTCTATGCATAAGTTCATGTACAGGAGCTAGAGAGTCTTCAGGCCCTTTTACGCCAGAAAAAGCAATATCATTTATCTCTAAAGTATCTTGCTCTGGGTAATTATCTGACATGTGCTTTCCTGCACCTTCACCCTCAAAATAACCTCCCTCTTTATCGTCTCTACTAGGGTAGTAAAGACCTGTATAATTCATCGGGTCTTCATCAATAAGTTTAAATGTATTACCTTTAATAAGACCTAACATAGATACAGGATTAGCCGTCCTAGCAATATCTAACTTTACAGTCTCTCCATTTAATTTATATTGACTCTCCATAAAGTCAGGTACGGTACGAGGTTCATCACTCATAAGATCTTTAGGTCTAGGTTTAGGTCTACCTCTTGTATTAATAAACTCAAGAGTGCTACCGTCTTTCTGTCTTTCTTTAGGTATACCTAATCCTTCAGGTCTTAGTTTAGGAGTTGCCATTTACTTCATCCCTTAAGTATTTAAGTTTTCGTAGTCCTGCTATCTCGCCTTGACAACGAAACATTTCATCTGTAGTTGTAACTTGTTCCATCTTCTTGTGTGTCTGAGCTATCTTAGCATCAAGAGTTTCACAGAAAGAATCCCATAAGGGTTTGTCGTTTACTAGTTTCTTTATTTGCATTATGAGGGTCTTTGCATTAAGCCGGGCTTCTTAACTAAGCCACCTTCGTTGAAGCGAGGTACAAGATTATCTAGGTCTAACTCTGTTATATCTATTTCAAAACCTACTTCAGTGCGTTTATCTTTTGATGGCAAGTATGCGGAATAGTAAGGAAGTTCTCTTTCTCCTGTCTTAATTGTACCACTAGGATACTCATTCTGAAAGGATTTTAAGGCTTTCTTAAAAGCTATATTGTAGGTTTCATTAAATACCTTTGCTCCCTCATCTTTAGAAGAAGCACGTAAATCATCTACTCTAGGATCTCTAAGTCTTTTTACGGGAGGCATTACTATTTTATTTATGCCGTTCTTTTTAGCTAAGATAAATGTAGCCTGTAATAAATTTCGTATATAATCTTTATTTTTCTTTAATGGCAGATCTTTAACGTTACTGTTCTTTTGTAACATATCACTTTGAAGCTCTTCTATTAAATAATATTGATCATCTTGAGTAGCATAATGACCTATCCTAGCATGAGCTATAGTATTATTAGAGTGGTGTGTTTTTAAGTCTATCTTTTTAGATTTGTTTGTATTGCGCTCTAGATCTAATGTTATTTCAAAATAACCATACTCAGGATTAAACAAAGTATTTATATCTTGCCTCTGCATATTTTGATATTGAACTGATCCTACATTTGCTTCTATAGTAAAACCTTTATCGTAAGCCGCATCTTGAGCTTGCTCTCTAGTATACTTTTTATTAGGCTCTAAAAAATCTCCTGTATAATCTAACTCACCTTTACTCATCTTAGGAGCACGTTTACGCACAAAAGCATTTATGTTTTTACCTAGAGTCCCTTTTTCGGATATAGGTGCTTCGTCAAGAGCAGACATTAAAGGGCTATAAAAAGTTGTTAAATTTGTCTTGTTAGAATAGGTTGTCTTTGTTCCATCTAAATCTCCATACACCAAGTCTACATAATCAGGATCATCAGTGTCAAATATATCTTGCATATCATATAATGCATTAGGATTATCATCTCCATAGACATCATAAAACTCTTCAGCAGTAGGCATATCATTATCATCAGGTATATACTGACCTAAATCATCACCAAAGTCTTGTTCATCTTCTAGTGTTTGTAAAGCCCTCATGTTAGTTTTAGACTTATCTTTAAACGCAGGGTTATACTTAGGGTTATCAGCTATACCTAAAGCAGAGCTTAACTCTTTAGCTATGAGTTTACTGAGTGCTCCCATTACTGTACGTTCCCACTAAATCCCGGCTCTCCGGGCGTAGCCGCCGCACCTACACCTATGTTACCACCGCCGCCACCAGTCATATCTTGTGGGCCTGTAGGAGCTTGTCCTTGAGGTGCTGTAGGTGGTGCATTTGGATCAGTAGGCTCAGGAGGAGCTTGGAAGCCTTTAAGTATCTCAGCCTGTATTGCCGCATCATCCATAGAGTTTGTCACCTTGTCAGGATCTAAGTCCATGCTTATAGCAATCTCACGAATGATATAGTCCATCTTAGCAAACGGAGCTAGAGTAGGATTCTGTGCAACTTGTAAGAATTGCATTAGTCGTTGTGATCTGACTTCGTTAGCCATGAGAGAAGCAGTACCTTGAGCCTTTACGTCTAAGTCACCCTTGATGCTAGGATCATAGTCGAACTGCATATTAAAACTAAAGAAAGCTTTGCCTAAAGGATTCAATAGGTAATCATCTACGTTCTTAATAACTGTACGAATAGAACCGTTAGCCGCTGACATAAGCATAGAGATACCTGAAGCTGTACGACCTACACCAGACACACCTGTTTGACCGTGAGCAAAGCTAGGGAATCCTGTTGATTCGTCTGACAATACTCTTGCCTTATCGAACAACTGCATGTTCTCACCTGAGACGTTAGGGAACTTAGTGCCAAAGATAGCTTGACCCGGAGCACCACCCTGTCTCCTAAAGACTTTGCCCGGATATACCGATAGGTCTTGTCCCGGAACTAAGTTAGTCTCGTCTACTTCAATCAGTAAGTTACCTGATAGTACAGCATTATCAACAGCCATACGCATGAAGCCATTCATTAATGTCTGGGTGTCATCCATGTTCTCTGCAATACCTACGCCAAAGAAGCTGTAAGGATTGATCTCGTAAGGCACGGCATAGTAAGGTATAAGAGCAGGTTTAAAAGGATTCATAACCATACGAATAACTTGACCGTTACACGACCATAGGTTTACGTTTATTTGTTCTGAATCTTTTAACTCACTAGGAATCTTAAGGTCATGATCTTCTAGTACTTCACGATCAACAAAACCCCAGAACTCTTTTACTTCATAGCGTTCTGCTTTAGAGCCTTGCTCATCGTCCTCCATGACTTGCTCCCACCACTTCTTCTCGTAGGACTCACCTAACTTAATAGCTGTGTCTATAGAGTTGTCACGGAAGAAAGGACGACCTTTGAGTGCTCTTAGTTGTGAGCGTGACATCTTGTGTCTTTCGATTATGTACTCAGCTTCATCCATGTTAGCCGCATCAGGGTCAGGATAGAAGTCCCATATAGAAACGTTACTCGTAGATGGTACAGTCTTGATTACAGGATCGTAGTTACCTTCGTCATCCCAACGAGGGTACTCTTTGTTTGTAGCGAATGGGCCTTTCATTATACCTGTACCGAATAAGGCACATTCAAATGCGGCTAAGCGAAGCTGTTTGTTAGCTCCGCTTTCTTCTAACTGATCATGTATCTTTTTCTGCATCTTCTTAGCGGCAACTTGTGCAGGACGCACTGTTACAGTAGAAGGAGTAGTTCCCGGCCCTTCAACTAGTTTATCCATTACAGGCTCTAGTTTGTTAGCCATACCACCTAGACGTTCCGACAACTGTTGCATTGTCTCGCCCGGTTGTAGTCTAGACTCTTCTGTAGAGAAAGGAGCAAAGGTTTGTTTTAGTTCGTCTGTAGCTTCATCAGCCGCAGGATCTAAGTTAAAGTGTACAGAGTCAGCTACACCTTCAGGTAAAGTAGTAGGATCTACATTAATAGGAAACTTATTGTTACCGAATAGTACATCTACTATCTGCCCGTAAGCGGCTAGAGTTTTAGTCTTAGTTACTTTTACGAATACACGAGATCTTTCAGCTTCAGTGAACTGTACATCAGGACTATATAAGCCTCTGTAATTCCTGTAGGACTTCATCCATCTGTCTTCGTCTACACGTCTTGCATCTTCAGCTTTAGTGAAACGTTCGTTTATAAAACCTATAATATTACCTACAGAAGGATCAGATTCTAACTCTTTCTCCTTTACATCTTCAATGTATGAAGAATCCGCAGATTCAATATTCTCTTCGTAGTCGTCTTCAAAATCACTAGGGTTCATACTTAATATCCAAATGTAGGATCAGACGATTGGAAGCCTGATCTTGATGTTGCAGGGTCATAGTCAAATAAAGAACTACGAGGTCTGGTCATTATACCATATCTTAAAGCGTCATACAGGTGATCTTCAGCGTGTGTATCAACGTCTTCGGGGTTTCGTTTATCTAGTGGTATGCTAGGTAGCTGAGCTACAAGGTTAGTACAATTATTAAATATCACTAGTCTAGGTTGTTCAGTAAACTCATCTATCTGTAAGCGTCTATGTATTTCGTTCTTACCGGCTATACGTGAGCCTTTAGATCTGTCTGAAGGCCGCCACCTACAACCTTTCATTATCATTTGCTCTGCAAGGCTAGGCCCTGTATCGCCTCGTTTGTGCCACAAGGATGAGTCTAATACGCCATACCTTATAGTACCATCATCTGACTCAGCATCTAATATCATATCTGCTAAGTCTGTAGCTGTAACCTTAGAGCAATACATCTCTCTATAAACAACTAACTGTTCGTCTGGTGCTACAGCAAACCATACAACACCCGTATAACTACCGTAACCATAATCGCAAGCCCTAAACTTAGCCCAACTATTAGGTATATCGTAAGGGGCTACTACGTGTACCTTTCGGTTAAACTCAGGGAAAGCCGCACCCTCATTGATATCCCAGTCACCCTCTAGTAACTGCTTACGCTGATGCTCTGGTAAAGATAGAAGCATGGCTTCGTAGTCTCCACTATCAGCTAAGTAAGGATTGTCAAACAAACTAGCAGGAATAAACTTACGTTTGAATAACGGTTCACCTTCTTTACTGTGGCCTTTAGGATAAGAAAGAGTTTCACCTGTTTCTATATCTGTAGCCCAAAAAGGTTTGTTAGGTGTAGAAGGATCAATAAACATCTTCTTGACCCAAGCATGTCCCGGCCCTCCGGGGTTTGTGGTAGCCCTCATGTACAAACCTAATTCAGGTGATGCACTACGTAAACGTGAACGCATATAATTCCACGCATAGGGACTGTTCCATTGAGTCAACTCATCGAAAGCTACATAATTAAACGCCTGTCCTTGGTAACGCATAACGTCTGTGTCTTTATCCAAGTAAGACATCCATAATCTACCGCCTTGAGGTGTAGTCCATTGAGACTTTCTCTCTGACCACTTAATACCCGGAATAGCTTTAGGGTACAACTCTTGGCTTTTCTGTATAAGCTCACGTAACTCTTCTGTAGTGTGGCGTACAAGTAGGCCACTAAAGTCTTTATGGTTTAGGTTACGAAGAGGATCTGCTAGTGTGGCATAGCTCTTCCCTCCTCCGGCTGCCCCTCCATATAGTACCTCTCTTTCACTAGCCGCTAGATATTGTGTCTGTGGGCCGGGATTGGGTTGAAATACTACGTCTTGGGCATACTCTACATCGAATGGGGCTGGTGCTACTTGCGCTGGTACAGTGTGTACAGGCTCTTGCTCAACTATCTTCGTCGTAGGTGTAGTAACCGAGTCTTTCTTTTTCGAGGGCTTCGTACTGCGCTTTCGTTTCTTCGAGCCAGAGGGCAAGCTTGCGTTTAATTTTAGCAAGTGACTTACGTTTTCTTTCGACATCTATACGCTTCTTAAGTCCATCATGAGTTATTTTTCTACCCGACTGTGTGGTTAACCAAGCAGATACTTCTCGGTAACTGTATTGCTTTAAGTGTTTCTTTGCAAGTTCTAATAACTCTAACTCTGTAGCAATAGGTTCTAACCATCTATCATCCTCTGAGTCTATACGGTAGCCAAAGGGTACAGTTCGTTTAGATAATCGTGGGATTCGTTCCCATCTTTTAATATGAGAGGGCTTTGGTAGCATCCAATAGCCCAATTCAGTTTTCTGAAAGTCAGTCTTATGTTTCATCGCCTTGTGAGGAATCCTTTGGTGGTAATATAAATAGACCTCCGCTAGACTCTACTGCAACTTTCTCGGTCTTCACTAAGCCAGAACGATCAAGAACTTGACCTGCAGCTATCATCCTTTCCTTAACGCCTAACTGTGTAGGGTCATCTAAAGCTGAGCCATAAGCTATAGCCGCCTTAGGCCCTAACCTAGACATATACTCTTTAGTAGCATCAAAGATTTCATCCTTTAGTGCTGACGTAATAGATCTAGTAGGCGTTGTATCACTATAACCTGCTAATCGCTTAGCCATAGCCGCATCTCCGGAAGCCTCTTCAAATAAGACTTCCAGAAACTTTTGTTGGTTCTCTGTAAGATTACGAGCCATTCATTCTCCGTCTGATATCATATCTTGCGATACCTATATCTTTTAATTCTCTATCTGTTAGATGTGTAAGTAACCACAAATCAGCCCTAGCTTGTTGTGATCTTTGTATTGAGTCGTGTAAGGCTTTAAGCCATTTAGAAAATGTTTTAAACATATTAGTTCTCCAGTGTGATACTACAAGACATTTGTAGCTTACCGGAAACTAGTTATACATATATAGTTATATCATACTACACACAATAATGCAACCCCGTTATGCCCTATCGGTTAGGACTATAAAATTCTCTACAAGACACTAAGACTTCCATAGTATTAGCTGTTTCACCATAGGCAACAATTTTATCTCCTGCATGAAGATGTAATACACCAGCACCAAATACATTTTCTGCTGAGTTACCTGCTATAGTATGATTCTTTAATACATAATGATAAGTGGTATCGTCTTGATGATAAAACTGTAAGTATATTTTTTTAGATGAGTTATTGTTATTAGCTACATGAAGTAAGTCCACTGTTGCATCATGTAATGCAGGGCATGTATACACAAGAGTAGCGTTAGCACCTGTAGTAGTAGATGCTATCGTTACTGCTTCTGTAGCTGTGGAGTAAGCTGTTTCAACCATTTATTTTTTATTTCCTATAGTCTTAGTTGTCCAAGCTTCATTCTCAGGGGTTGTAGGGTCATCCTTTACGAAATGCCCCGACTTAGTTCGAGCACGTACTTTTTTAGTTACGACAGAAGATAGTATCTCTTGTACCTTAGAATCAGTACACCAGTAAGAACCATAAGGATCTGAAGCAGCGAGTACATCACCCATTTTAGTAGTGACGTTTTCAGAAGTTACTATATAACCACACTCCTCTAAAGGATCTTTATAGTCCTCAAAGTTCATTGTTTATTTATCCTTTATAAGATGCACCGCATTTAGCCATGCCACCTTTGTTATAACCCATTTTCTTAGCCACTTTAGGTGCGGCTTTCTTTAAGGCCTTCATACCTTTAGTCATACCGCCGTGCTTATAGCCTGACTTCTTCTTCATGTCTGAATCCTTCATCATCGTACCATCAGGCATTTTATGATAACCTTTTTTCATTGTGAGTCCACCCTTTGATGCTCTATACTTTGCAGTCTTCTCTGCAATTTTCTTTGGTTGTTTTACGAATTGTTTTCCTGCCGCTGTGCCTTTACGCTTAGCCGCAGTAGTAGCCGCATACTCTGATGCAGTTAAAGCTTCTCTTGCTTTCTTCGGAAGATAACGTTCTCCTGTCTTACCACTGGGTTTTCCACTCTTAGTTCCCCAATCTTCTTTCGTCCACTTCTTGAGTGATTTCTGTGGGGCTTTCATGACTTCTTGTAACCTCCACCTGCCGCTTTATATTGTTTAGCTAACATCTGAGCCTTACGTGCAGACCATTGACCTGCATTACCACCGCTAGTTCCTGCTTTAATTTTATTGAACAAGTTCTTACGCATCGTAGGCTTAGTGTAGTTACCTGCTTGGTTTACTTTTGATTTAGGTTTAGTCATTACCACTTAGCCTTATCTGCCCAGTAAGCCGCTGACATTTTGCCTTTCTTTATATTCTTGGCATGTCTAGCTTTAAAAGATGCTCTCTTCTTTTTCATCTTATCTGACTCACCTGCTTTAGGTTTACCTGCAGTTTTAGCTCCTTGCTCACCAAACCTAATTAGTTTTATCTTAGTGCCTTCTTTAGCTAATACTGCGTGAGACTTCTTAGGGTGTCCCGGAGTACGTTTAGGTTTATTGTAACCTGAAAACTTTTCGCCTCTGTAATCTACCATTATATCATCTTCAATGCTTGCTCTAGTGTTTCTTTGTTTCGCCTAGTCCAGCCACGACCAAATGTCTTGAACGTATCTAAGCCTTCATAGAAGCCTTGCCTTACGTGATATACGTAATCAATAATATACTTAGGGTCTTTCTCTAATATAAGACCTAATGTCTGTGGCCCTATAGCTCCATCCGCTGTAGCTCCTACTGCTCGTTGAATAGCTTTAGCTGGTCTACCTGAACCTGAGTTAACTGCCCAATCAAACGCACACCAATCTACACCGGAAGGTAAATGGTCACCCTTTACTCTATCCCAATAGTTCTTCTTGTAGATCGGGCCTACATCGTCTGGCGTTAAGTCACGCATCTCTTCTTCGGTAGACTCTCGGCCTATCCATTCGTCGTATACTCTCTTAGTTACACCAAGATTAGTCATGCCACCGGGGTCTTTGGGGTGATTTACGAATCCTCCCTCGTGTTCCAGTAACATGTGTAGGCATTCATCAAAGTTCTGTTTCATTATTTCTTCCCGAAGTATTTACTTACACCACGCATACCAATACTGGCACTAACGATCCCACCCAAAGAGTATTGATACCAATCTGGCATAATCTCTAGGGCAGTAAACCCTGCTTGTACGATCTGATTGCCCCAATCACCACAGAATGCTAGGATTAACGGGATACTAAACAATAAAGTTATCCATTCGTCCTTCCAACTGTTCTCTGTAGCTTTCATAGCCGCTATATCCCAGTCAATCTCACCGGTGGCTATCTTCATCTTAGTTTCAGCTTCAGCTTTCTTAACTGCAGTCTTGCCTTCTATCATTGTACCAGCAAGATTAGCTACTTGACCGATTAAGTTTAAGCCCATCATCCGTTGTTCCCCTTAACTTCCTTCTTGCTCATGTTAGTTACCCCAAAGAATACACCAACTATACCAGCTACAGATAAAAAGTAGATAGATGCCATAGATCCTATAATGTCTGCGGCTTGTTCTGCTCCTACAATGCTACAAAGTAACACTAAGAAAGGATAAGCTAACATTCCAACTAAGCAGAACCACGCCATACGCCGTTGTGCGTCTCTTTGGCTGTCTTCATCGTCTAATCGCCTACGTCTGTCTTCTAGTTCTAAAGCTTCCCACTCAGATTTGTCTATAGTGCCGCTTTTGTCTACGTCAACTTCATCAAAACTAGTCATTCTTCCCAGTCTCTCTTCCTGTTTGGATCTAGTACGTCTCTTTTGTTTAACATACCCTCTAGATACATAGCTCGTTCTACTCTGTCTAAAGTATACCTTACTCCGGTGTCACTCTCGATGGCAGTACGGACATAAAATACGTCACTCTTGGGGATATGAACACGATATAATGCACGAGAGTCCTTGTTAGCTAACGCATCGTAGAACTCTTCAAGTACATTTTCACTTGCATATAGTTTTATTCGTTTTGTCATTATTGTCAATACATATTTAAAGTAAAATTGTACCGCAAACTAAATGAAAGTTTATACTACTATCAAGAGGGAGGAGACAAATGAGGAGACTTAACAATAATACAAGTCTATCAAGTAGTCTACGGTACTTTAGTTACACTTAGAGTTATAACTTCTTTAACAGTTAAGTCGTTTAATGTCTTAACCTTGTACAAATTATTATATACTACTCTAAATATGGTGTCAACACCTAAGTTTAACTATACGTGACACTTTTCCTAAGTCCAAGAACTAATATGCAACAATGTTAGTTAAACTTTATAGTAAGATATTTTTTTATTGTAACTTTATATTGTAACTTATAGTTTAACTACGCTTCCCTGCGGTCAGTTATAACCATTTTTGTGCCTATGTCAACCCCCTCTTCACGAAATATTACAGTTTGTAACACTTTGTGTACAGCTTTTGCCATTCTAAAATCCACTTCTGTGTAGGAGTACATATACGTATACGGGTGGATGGGGGGTGGCCCTCGCCGGGGTAGGCATGATAAGGCATGATATGTGCTATAAGGCGTGCTTGCTAGGCTTAAGCCCTTGAAAACGTTACACTTTTATACGGATTATCTATCCGGATATGCCTATAATGCCCAGATTATGCATGACATTAGGCAGGAGGACACAAAAAGCAAAGCTTCATGCACTAAACCCCTACCCCTCTTTTAGAGGGACAAAATAGCCTACCCCATAGTCCCAAAAATCAGGCCGTTGTCGGACGATCCGACCACTCTCCGCTTTTCCTTGCGCATAATGCACACCAAAAGTTGTTGACAATTTGTTTGGCATCTGTCCTATTGGTCTCATCAAATCGGCAATCAAGCCAACTACAATCGGAGATTGATATGACTAATGTAACGAAGTTAAAAGCACAAATCGAAGTTTCAGGTACAGTGAAACTGGGTAAAAGTACCTTCAGTATAACTGAAGCTCTTGATCATGGCGCAAAGATCTATGACAAGTTATACTTGTTGCAAGAGCAACAACTGGACTACTACAGAGAATTGGGTAACATACTGTTACAAGTTCGTAGTTTGCATAAAGATAATATATCTTTCGGTAAGGCTATAGCCTCTTCAGCTTTAGCTGGAATATCAAAGCAAGACAGATCAGATACGATCTTCATCGCCGCTAACTGGATCAAGATCCAGAAGTTAAACAAGAACGGTCTCTTCGATACTCTAGGAGTATCAGCCATCAGAAAGAGGGTCAAAGCTTCAGACCAACCCAAGACTAAGGTTGGTTCAGCAGGTAATGTTTCCAAAGGAAAGAAAGCCTCAACAGCTAAAGCTGAACCGAAGCAAGACAATAGCAAAGCTATACCGAAACCTAAGACTGAACTTGACCTAGCAAAGCTAGTACATCAGATCATGACCGAGGCAGGGTTTAGCAAAGCTACCTTCACTAAAGAGCTTACAAAGCTCTACAAGAAATCATAACTTAAGCCCTTCGAAGCTTACTTCACATCTTATTGCAAGCCCTACGGGGCTTGTTTTTGTTTGTAATACAAACAGTAAAACGTTGTCGGATCGTCCGACGACGACTTAACGTAGTTAAATAGGAGATTAAAATGCGAATAGGAGATGAACAATTTGTTCAAGACATGGGGTCTATCTTTGATCACATCAAAGCAGGATTTTATAGGATTACTGGAGAGCCAGATGAAAGCTTTGAAAAGTACAAGTATCACTATAATTATAAATGCTTTGATGCTTTCTTCTTAGGTGTGAAGTATGGCCTACGTGATGTGATGACATTTGACATAGAGGCAGGTGCTTACAAGCATTGGAAAGACAATGAAGAGTATTACAAAGAGCATGGCGTTTACAAAGAAGCCTTCCCTCGCTTCATTAAATATAAGGATCTATCATGACGTATGGGGTGTCAAAACGTGACCGACTAGCCAGACGTGGCGACAAGCGATGGCGTAGCACATGGCATAGGCAGATGTTGTCGATGAACAGAACCAGAGCCATTGACAAACGAGATGGGATCGGCCTTGATAGTAAGACAAATATTAAATCGTTGTCGGATCGTCCGACGACACTAACAACGGAGACTAATAATGAATAACCCTATTGAACCAACTGGATTGGTACACACACCAGATAGCATGGAAGATTTTATAGCTATCATAGATAGGCTGAATACGGAAGAAAGAATTGTCGCTTACACATATTCTATGATGGCTTGGAACTTGGCTTGTAGAATAACTATGGAACACTTAAAGGAGATGCAGAATGGCTAAGAATTTACTAGGAAAATCACGCACTAAAGAGAACCCTTATGCTATATGGCAGGGCTTCGGTGCATTCGGTGACACTGAGGTACGATTGCTTAAGACGTACCAAACACCGGCTAATGAAGAGAAGAACCAATTCGCTAGATGGTTTGTGGCTGTTAAGTCTGACCATACGTATGGATCTTTTGACATGGGTGATAGCTATATACGTGAGGTGTTAAGAAATATGACACTCAAGCAAGCTGACCCTTTGTTCGAAGAACAGTACGGCATTACTGTACCTGATGGGGTAGAACTAACTGAATGGGTTTAGTATAACTAATCGTTGTCGGATCGTCCGACGACGGTGACACAAACAATAGGAGAATACAAAATGACTAATTATAAATTAACTGTAGAAGATGGGTCAATATATAAATGGAGTGATGATACTGAAGGTTATGACGAACATTATTATAACACTCACGGTTTCACATTAGGACACTTTGAAACTATTGACCTTGCCAAAGCAGAACTAGAAGAATTCTTAGGTAGTACCCCTGATTATGAAGCATATGAAGATTATAACTATGTAGATTGTGACAGGCTAGAAGATAAAAACGGCAATAAAGATAAAGATGGTGATTACCTTGGGATGTATACTGTAGTTCTAGAAAAGATTACCTCTGTTTCATTTAGTAGTAAATGTAAAGGAGAATAACAAATGAAAGACACACACTTTACAGTAGAAGATCCCGGACGTGATGAGGTGCAAGCAGTGTTCCTCAAAGCGGCACTCAAGATGATACGTATTGGCCTCAAGCCGGCACGTCATCTGACTAAGACTAAACTAATGGCTAAAGCTTCACAGATTAGTGGCGTGAAGTACAAGCGTACCGAGATAGACAAAGCTATTGAGGACATGGAGACTATCATCAAGGATCACTTAGATCCAACTTTACCTGCAGGATATAGAGGAGATAACTAATGGGAAATAGAGCAACACTTGAAGTAATAAGCGACAACTACACAGGCAAGGAATCAGAGTGCTACATATACCTACACTGGAATGGTAGCCCCAACACTGTGACACAACTCGTAAGAGGTGCATCATCTAAAATGCGTAAGTCTGATGTTAGCTATGCTACAGCTAGACTGATAGCTCACATCTGTAGCAAGGTGGAAGGTGGTCTGTCTGTAGGTGTACGTCCTGCTATGGAGAAGTACAAAGAAGAGTGGGACAACGGACACTACATCATAGACATAAGCAATGGTCACATCAAGAATGATGGTAGGGTTGTAGCTAGAAACATAGAGTTCGGTAACTTCTAGCATGGAACACGTAGTAGAAGTATGCCCTACCTGTATCAAGAAGATGAAGGTGTATGAGACACGAGAACACTTAACTAGGAATGGCATTCTAACGAGGCGACGAAGCCGCAGATGTTTGGAGTGCGACTACAGGAGTACAACGGTAGAGATACCGGAGTACTTCTTGTACCATTACTTAAAAGAAATAGGAGAAGAGAAATGATTAAACCATTAGACGTAGAGATATTAATAGGCGGTCATGCATACACATGGAATGGTAAGGCTACCTTCAATGTATTCGAGAATGACCATAGGTTTAGGGAGAAGTACAACTGTGACTGCTTCACTATGCATGACGTAACAGGTTGGGATAAAGCTATGGAAGCTATACTTGACTATCACTGGACACACCATTGGCAGTAGGAGGGATTGACAAATGGGTACTATAGGTATTAAAAAGAAGAAAGAAGATCTTATTGAGCAAGCCATCATAGACTGGGTAGACAAGCAAGATCATTCTGTACTCAGACGCTTAGTAGCTGATGACATGTGGGAATATTATCGCAACGCTGATGATGCTACCCTCAAAGAATTTATATTTACATATAAGTAATCGTTGTCGGATCGTCCGACGACACAACAATGGAGACTATCACAATGTATCAACGTGACTGCACAATCATAACCGATCATAGCATATCATCACCAGATGGTTTGTATGACACAATAGAGTTTACTCTATGCACTATCAACATGCCCCTATCCAGAGTGCATACTCAACGTGCATCTATAAAGCAGGAAGGCATCCACTCTAAGTGGGTATCGAGTGCCAAAGCTAAGGGTATACTGTATGCCCAACAACATAAGCAGGAGCTACATGCCCTGATGGTAAACATCCGTGAGACTATGGGTGTGGACAGTGTGGATGCAGGTCAGGCTGTAGTAGATCTATTCATGCGGATACCATCCATAGGCATGGTCAAGGCAGGGTTCATAGCTCAGATGTGTGGCTTCAACGTGGCGTGTCTCGACAGGCACAACGTGCGTATGCTTGGCATGTCTGAGACTGCACTAAAAGTTAGCAAGACAATCAAGCCTGAGCTTAGGCTCAAGAAGATCCGTAAGTACATAGAGTTGTGTCAGGTGTCAGGTGCTAAGCACTGGT